ATGATGGAAGATTTTTGGTTGCCAAGAAGAGAAGGTGGTCGTGGTACAGAAATTACAACACTACCTGGTGGACAAAATTTAGGTGAGTTATCAGATATTGAATATTTTCAGAAAAAATTATATCGTGCATTAAATGTTCCTGAGTCACGTATCGCATCTGATGGTGGTTTTAATTTGGGAAGATCATCTGAAATTTTGAGAGATGAACTTAAATTTACTAAATTTGTTGGACGTTTGAGAAAAAGGTTTGCTCAAATGTTTAATGACTTGTTAAGGACACAACTCATTCTTAAAAATATTGTAACCCCCGATGACTGGGAAAAAATGAGAGAGCATATTCAGTATGATTTCTTATATGATAATCAATTCTCAGAACTTAAAGAATCTGAATTGATGAATGAAAGATTAGCAACACTCGCAACAGTAGAACCTTACATTGGTAAGTACTATTCAAATGATTTTGTAAGGAGAAAAATCTTACGTCAAACAGATAGTGAAATTATTGAAATTGATGATCAAATCGAACAAGAAATTAAAGATGGAATTATACCCGATCCTAATGCAGTAGATCCAATTACTGGAGAACCGTTACCACAAGGTGATTTGGGGGATATTCCACAAGAACCAGACTTAGAAAAATCTGCTGCGGTGACTGATGCTCAACTCTCAAAAGATACTAAATCTATGGAGATATAAATAATTTATAACATTATATTAAATTAAATGGAAGAAATTGTAGATTTGATAGTTACTGACTCATCTCCAAATGATATTAGTGACAAAATTAAAGATGTATTATTAGCAAAATCTGCTGAAAGAATTGAGGCAGGACGTTCTAATGTTGGTGCATCAATGTTTGATGACAGTGAAGTTGATGAAGTTGAACCTGAAGAAACACCTGAGGAGGAATAATGAGATCTTTATTAGTTGGAATTGGCACAGAAGTAGAGTTGTTAGTAGCAACCACTTTGGACAAAGCAACTGTCATTAGAGTAGTAAATCTTGCTGGATCAGATCAAACAGTTAGTATTGCAAAAAGCACTACTACTGGATATGCAAGTACTGCTACTGTAACTTTACCAGATAATACAATTGAATTTTTTGAAAAGGGAGCAAATGATATTATATCTGCTCAAACAAATGGTGTTAAAGGATTCAAAGTAGGATTTACAGGATAGTAACATGAAACTAATTACAGAAGAAGTATCACAAGTAAAATTTATCACCGAAGGAAAAGGTGCTAAAAAGAAAATGTATATTGAAGGAGTTTTCTTACAAGGAGATCTCAAAAATCGTAATGGTAGAATGTATCCTGTAACAACTCTTGCAAAAGAAGTTGGTAGATACAATGAAAGTTTCATCCAAAAGGGTCGCGCTCTTGGTGAACTGGGACATCCAGAAGGACCAACAGTTAACTTAGATCGTGTGTCACATAAAATTACATCACTTCGTCAAGAGGGAAATAATTTTATTGGTAAGGCACAACTTTTAGAAACTCCAATGGGTAAGATTGCAAAATCTCTCATCGCCGAAGGTGTAACACTTGGAGTATCTTCTCGTGGTATCGGATCACTTAAAGAAGACAACAAAGGATGCAAAGTTGTAGGTGAAGATTTCATGTTAGCAACTGCCGCAGATATTGTTGCAGATCCTTCTGCTCCTGATGCTTTTGTATCTGGAATTATGGAAGGAAAAGAGTGGATTTGGGAAGGAGGAATTCTTCGTGAACAACTCGCAAAACAAACTGAGAAACGTATTAATACACTCGTTGATCAGAAAAGACTTGAAGAACATAAATTAAATCTTTTTAACGATTTTTTACTAAATCTTTAAGTTCTATAAATAATATTAGTTTTTATAACTAAAAATAAACAAACCGTCCGTTGGGAACAATTTAGACAAAATGGAAAACGTAGTAACCAAAGGAGCAAAACCTGCAGAGCCTATGCCAAAATTAACTACAGGTGGTACACCACCAACAGTTGAAGACTTAGGTGGACCAACTCCTGAAAATTATAAACCAGATGATGATTCTGCGAAACTCAAAGATCCTTCAATGATTTTGAAGCAAGTAAAGGATATTGTCAATAAAGGGGCAAAACCTGCTGAGCCGATGAAAAAAGGAATGAAGGAAGAAGAGGAAGTAGAAGGTGATGTAGTTGCTGAAGAAGAGCAAACTACAGAGGAAGCAGATGTTGTATCCGAAGAGGAGACTACTGAATCCGAAGAGCAAGAAATTGTTGCCGAGGAAGAATCTTCTGAAGAAGAAGAGGTTGTCGCCGAAGAGCAAATCGAAGATTCAATTGATGTAGAAGAAGATCTTACTGCATTACTTGACGGAGAGGAGTTATCTGAGGAGTTTCAAAATAAGGCACGTACTATTTTTGAAGCAGCAATAAAAACAAAGATTTCAGAAGTCAAATCTGAACTACAAGAGCAATACGAAAAAACTATTGTAGAAGAAGTTGCTTCTGTTAAGGCAGAACTTGCCGAGCGTGTAGATGCATATCTTGAGTATGTGTCTGACGAATGGATGTCTGAGAACAAACTTGCTGTTGAAGCAGGTCTTAAGACAGAAATGACAGACTCATTCTTAACAGGAATGAAGAGTCTATTTGAAGATCATTATGTAACAATCCCTGAAGACAAATACGATGTACTTAATAGCATGGTAGAAAAACTTGATGAAATGGAAGGAAAACTCAACGAGCAAATCAATAAAAACGTTGCTCTTAATAAGAGATTAGCAGAATCAACTTCTGATGTTATCTTAGCAGATGTATCTGAAGGTCTTGCTGTAACACAGAAGGACAAACTTGCAACTCTCGCCGAAAATGTTGAGTTTGATGGTGAAGACAACTATCGTGAGAAGCTAGTAACACTGAGAAATTCTTATTTCCCAGCTAATCCTGGCACTCCAAAAAACAAAACAGAAAACTTATCTGAAGGTGCGGAAACAGGTCATCAGCAACCAGCAGTCACTGGTTCGATGGAATCCTATCTTAAAGCGATAAGCAGATCTGTCAAGTAATTGAATTTTTATACTATTAATCAAACTACAATTTAGGTAAAATTAAATGCAATCCCCAAATTCTGATCATCTTCAGGAGAAGTGGGCACCTCTACTAGACTATGATGGTCTAGATCCAATCAAAGATCCTCATCGTAGAGCAGTGACCGCAGCACTCTTGGAGAACCAAGAACAAGCAATTAGAGAAGAAAGAGAATTTCTTTCAGAAGCTGTACCAACAAACAGTACAGGTTCATCAGGCGCAACAGCAGGTTTCTCTGCTGGAGCAGGATCACCTACAGCAGGTTTCGATCCAGTATTAATCAGTCTAATCAGACGTTCAATGCCAAACTTGGTCGCTTATGACCTAGCTGGTGTACAACCAATGACAGGACCAACAGGACTTATCTTCGCGATGAGATCTCGTTTCGAAACAATGTCTGGAACAGAGGCACTATTCAACGAAGCAGATACTTCATTCTCAGCTACAAGTGCTGGTGGAACTGGAGAAGGTGACATTGGTAACCCATATGTCGCAGGTTCTGACGGTAAAAACGTTGGTTTCGGTACAACAGGTTCAAGTGCTCAGTCATCTGATCCATCTGCTCTTAACCCAAGCACAGATGATACTCAGAAGGCATATGCAACTGGCGTAGGTATGGACACCGAGAAGGCAGAAGCTCTTGGTGAAGACGGTCGTGCGTTCCGTCAAATGGGATTCAGTATTGAGAAGGTTACTGTGACTGCGAAGTCCAGAGCACTCAAAGCTGAGTACAGTTTAGAACTAGCACAAGACCTTAAGGCAATCCACGGATTGAATGCAGAGGCAGAATTAGCAAACATTCTCTCAACAGAGATTCTTGCTGAAATCAACAGAGAAGTTATTAGAACTATCTACAAATCTGCTGAAACTGGTGCAGCAAGTAACGTTGCAACTGCTGGAACATTCGATCTAGATACCGACTCAAACGGTAGATGGTCTGTTGAGAAGTTCAAAGGTCTGATCTTCCAAATGGAAAGAGATGCAAACGCAATTGCACAAAGAACTCGTAGAGGAAAGGGTAACATGATCCTTTGTTCTGCTGATGTTGCATCTGCACTAACAATGGCTGGTGTTCTAGACTACACTCCTGCTCTTAATGCAAATCTTAACGTTGATGACACAGGTAATACATTTGCTGGTGTTCTTCAAGGTAAGTACAGAGTGTACATTGACCCATTCTCATCTAACCAAACAACTTCATTAGGTACTCAGTACTATGTTATTGGTTACAAAGGTACATCTCCTTACGATGCTGGTTTATTCTATTGTCCTTACGTTCCATTACAGATGGTAAGAGCAGTGGGAGAAAACACCTTCCAGCCAAAAATTGGCTTTAAGACTCGTTACGGAATCGTAGCTAACCCATTCGCAGAAGGAACTAACACAACTAACACTGGACGTATCACTGCTAACAGCAACAGATACTACAGAAGAGTTACTGTTAAGAACTTAATGTAAATCTCAGTTTACATATTTTTTCAAAGAGACTCATTGCGAGTCTCTTTTTTTTATGCTATAATTGATTATATTACTCCGTTAACTAAATAGTTAAAAATGGATTTAGAAAGAATGAAGTCGTTTAATAAGTTTATTGAAGAAATGGCATCTTCTGCCTTTTCATCTAGCGAAGATCAACCACAACCAACAGCACTTCAGAAAGCAAAAGACAAATTTGCTGCAAAGAAATCAGCAGCTGCTGATAAAGTCACTGAATTAAAAAATAAAGCAAAACAATTTGGTGGAAAAAGATTTGGTAAAGTCAAGGCAAAGTTCACTAAACAATCAGGAGAGCAAGAATAATGCCATATCATATCAAAAAGGGAAGTGTTTTAGGTTCTGCTGTTCCAACTGATGGAATAGAATATTATGCTGGTGATAATCACTGGACAAATGATTACAGTCAAAGAAAGATTTATGAGAATAAATCAGATGCTGATGCACAAAAAGCAGCGACTATAACAAGAACTTTAGGTGGATCATCATACACATATACACCATCTTGGTTTAAAAATAGCACCGTGATTGAAGAATAATGGCAAGAGCATACGACAATCAAATTGAGAATCGTAATTTTCTATCACCGATAGGATTTCAATTTTCATTAAATAAGATTCCAAAGGCAACATTTTTCAGTAACTCTGCTCGTATTCCTGATATTTCATTAGGAACTGCGATTCAACCAGTGTATCTAAAGGATATTGATGTACCCGGTGATAAACTTTCGTATGGTGATTTTACTTTGAGATTCTTAGTTGATGAAAATTTAACTAACTATATGGCAATACATAATTGGTTAACAGGTTTAGGTTATCCGGACAACTTAGGTCAGTTCAAAGAGGCAACAACAAATGAAGAAGGATTAAGAGATAAGGAAATAGTTTTTAGTGATGGTAGTTTATCAATATTAAACAGTAATTATAAAACCACTGCTGTAGTTAAATTCAAAGATTTATTTCCAGTATTTTTAACTTCACTTGAATTTGAAGCAACTGATACTGATATTAATTTCTTTACAGCAGAAGCAACTTTTAAATATACAATTTACGAAATTGTTGGAGCAGACGGACGCACACCCTTATGAATCTTGACAAAATTCAGGAGATGTGGGATAGAGATTCACACATCGACCCTGATAATCTACATGATGAATCACTTAAAATACCTCAACTTCACTCAAAGTATTATACAGTCTATAATACAATTACATTATTGAGAGAGAAGGCAAGAGATTCTTATAATCGAATACGCTTAGAAAGATATAACTACTACACTGGAAAGGCACCAGCAGAGGTTTATGCTGCTGAACCATTTCCGTATAAGGTTAGAGAGAAGGATGCCATACAGAGGCATATGGACGCTGATGAAAAACTAAATACAATTAACATGAAGATAAAATATTATGATACTACATTAAAATATCTTGAAGAAATAATTCGAATTATATCAAATCGCACATATCAAATTAAGAATGCAATCGAGTGGAATAAATTTCAAGCGGGTTATAACTAATGGACACAGAGTTCGATCCATCCGAAGACGAAGTAGATGCACAATGGTGTGCTGAACTTCGTATGGGAATTAAGGAAGCGAAGATGTTGTACAATTGTATTCGAGTTTATTCAAATTTAATTGATGTCACAGATGAAATGAGTGAAGAGAAAGAGTATATGAATACCTTAAAAAATAAATTCTTTGCTATTATTACAGAATACAATTTACAAGCACAGTTTCCAGACTCAAAATTAGACTTTTAAAACGTTAATATATACTTTATATTGACGTGAAGTTATGTCTCATTTGAGCATATCCAAAAAGAATGAGGTAAATCTACAAGTAAAATCAGAAGCACATGTTTACTATGAACTGTCTGATTACTTTACTTTTGATGTACCTGGTGCAAAGTTTATGCCGCAGTATCGTAACAAATACTGGGATGGGAAGATACGTCTGTTTAGTAATCATACAGGAGAGATATATGTTGGGTTACTTGATAAACTTATACAGTTTTGTGAAGACCACAACTACACTTACGAATTTAAAGACAACGAATATTACGGACTACCATTTCAAACGAATGATTTGATATCCAAAGAGGGTGTTAAGGATTATATGCACTCTATATGTAAGCACGTCCCCAGAGACTATCAGATAGAGGGAGTATACGACGCTTTAAAACATAATCGAAAATTATTGATATCTCCAACTGCTTCTGGAAAGTCATTAATGATATATGCGATTGTGAGATACTATGTTGAAAAGAAACAAAGTATTCTGATAGTTGTTCCGACGACTTCGTTAGTAGAGCAGATGTATAAAGACTTTGGAGATTATGGATGGGACGTTGGTTCATTTTGCCACAAGATATACGCGGGTAAAGAAAGAGAGACGGACTCTCAGGTAATCATTACAACTTGGCAATCAATCTACAAACTCCCCAGAAAGTATTTTGAGAGATTCTCTGTGGTAATCGGGGATGAGGCGCACCAGTTTAAATCGAAATCACTAATATCTATAATGACAAAACTTTCAGATGCCAAATATCGGTTTGGATTTACTGGCACACTGGATGGAACTCAAACACATAAGTGGGTCTTGGAAGGTTTATTTGGTCCTTCTTACAAAATTATTAAGACTGATGAGCTTATGAAGAAGGGTCATCTGGCGACATTAGACATAAATGTGCTTCTATTGAAACACTCACCGAATAAATTTGAGACAT